ACAGCATTTGGCTGACCAATAGCTGCGTTTTGCTTTAGAGAAGATAATGCACCGAATAGATTATCAACTGTTAGAGCTGCATCAGCTGCTCCAACTGCATTTGAGAACGAATCGAAAAGAGAATTTAGCAATCCATCTGCCTTTGCTGACATGCTATTCCCGATTAATGCACCAACATTAGAGGCAATATCATCAGCATTAGATAATTTTGCTTCATCATATATTGGAATCATTACAGAATACATATCAAGAGTCGCTGTCTTTTTATCTGTATTGAGACTCGTTGAAGGTGTTACTGTATTTTCAGCAGTAGCTGCAACATCAGCACTTGTTAGTGTATTAGTACCACTATTATATGCTATGAATGTTACTTGATCTGCCTTATCATGTCCTTTAAGAGTTACTAGAGGCATAGTTACCCCAGCCTCGCTAAATTTGACGATTGCTTCAGCTTCGATCTGTTCGATCAAGCCACCAGCGAATAGTCCTGAATCTCCAGCTGCCATTATGTTTTATCCTTTTGTCCAAATATAGCATCCCAACGATCTTGAGATATATGGCTAAAGGTACTGATTAAATCCTTGCATTGAGGCACTTTCTCTTGTCCAACACAAATCCGAAATCCATCTTCATAAGGTATTTTTTCACCCTTACTTACATAGATATGCTCACCATCTTTAGATATTGCAGATGATACACCACCAGTATTCATACCAGTAGTTGGATTATTGTTAATTGAATCTAGATGTAAACGCTTCTTTGATCTTCGCATAACTTGATTTATCCAGCTTTCCTCTTGCCACATCTCTAGCTGCATCTGTCAATGTTTCATACCCTTGATAACCAGCAGATGTTGATGTGTCCACATTCGGAACATTTATTGTTTTGTTGATTAATTTATTGTGAACTACTTTTAATTGTTGGTAGCTCATGTCTTTAAAAGTTTCTCTATCTTCTTCAGAGAACTCTAAAAGCATCTTATCTTTATTAGCAGTTTCTTGCATTTTAAAAGATTCTAGTTCTGGCTTAACTCTATCAAGTTCTGATCTGGATTCCTCATACAAGGTTTTCCATTCTTCATTTTTAGATAGTTGTGCCTTTCTTTCCTCTTCCATCTTGCCTTTCAGTTCTGCCAATTCAGACTCTGCTTTTTGCAACCTTTCTTTTTTTGCCATTACTTCTTGCAATAATCCACTATCTTGGTTGCTTGATACTGAATCACTCTGGCTGTTAGTAGCCAACTCTTGTACGTTATCTTGTACTTCATTCTCGCTCATTATCTTGAGTCCTTTCGTTATTTACCGATTTTAAGGTTAATTGGTTTGCTTGTTGCTTCTTTTGCATTTCTAGCAATAGCAAGATCAACCTCTTTGAAAATAAATCTTTCTATACCTTTAGATACTGGTCTTTGCTTACTCGTTACAGTTCTACCCATATCTTTATTCCATTCAATCTTTTGTGCATTTGTACCAGACCAACCTACAACAACATTATCTCTTGAAAATCCTCTGGTCTGTAAGTTTCTCATCATATCACCAGTAAGTTGTAGATCAACCTTTGATGATGTAGATGATTGTCCCTTAACCTTATTAGATGCCTTTCTAGCCCTGTAACTTGTCGAATATGGAGAGAATCCTTTTCCATTGACATCTTTGCCACCTTTGGTAGTATGCACTCGGATTCTATCTGCTGTTTCATCGCCTAACTTCTTCCAGAATTGCTTGGTAAAGGTTGGTATATCTTTTAATTTTTTAGCCACGTTGTTCTAATTGTTGTTGAGGTGTTAATGGTGTTCTTTTAAATCCACCTTTTTTATCTATAAATCCTTTGGCTTCTTTCGGATCAGTAAGTTTTTTAGATACTGATGTTTCTCTTGCCCATCTATGCCTACAATTAAAGCCACCACCATCACTAAATGCTCCGGGATATTGGCTATCAATTTCATCTCTTGTTAAACTACCAGCAGACATCATATCCAAACATATGTCTCTGGTTCTATCATCTATAACACCTTGATAAACATAGGTAGCATCAGCTGGATCATTTACAGCCATTTCAGCAGTTACATTTCTTTCAAAAGTATTTAAAGCAGTATTGGCTAATGTCTCTGCTTGATCTGGTCTTAATACATTACCTAACATACTTTGAGCTATTTCTCTTTCTGTTTTGCCACCTAGAATCCCTTTAACAGCCTCATCTATGATCTGCTCACCCATTGTACCGATCTGCTTTCTAAAGGTTGCTTGGTCTAATCGTACCAAAGCCAATAATGTTTCTTCTGTTACCTCTCCAACAAACTCCATTCCAGATAATACACTTTGATAAGATGCTAAATACTTATCTAAATCTTTCTGTAAGCCTACCTCATTAAAGATATAATCATCCACATCAAGCGTACTGATTAAAGATATAAACTCTTCTCTGCTTAAAGAACCTTTAAGATCAAGTAAATCCTCAACCATTTGAGCTTGTGCCTTTTGTACAGCTCTTGAAAACTCTTGTGCTATTCTTTCTTTATCCACGCTGTAATGCCGATAGTAATGGTGATTGAGGTGCTGGTTCTTCTTCAATTACCTCTGGTGTTAATTCTTCTAATTTCATATTTAATTCTTCATCAGTTATATCTGGATTAAAATGCCTCATTAATCCTTTTTGATCTATTAAGTTATTTTCAAGCAAGAACATCAGCTTATCTTTCTCTACATTCCACTCTTCTGGATAATCAGATTCAGAGAAATCAACAGCATAAGACTCATCAAAGGATTTACCAGTATGAACTTCTATAACTCTACGATCAATGGCATATCTCATTTCTTCAAAATCTTGGAACATAGGTATATCTGATTCTCTTGATTCCAGATTCTCCATGTTTAAAATCTTTAATGCTTGTCCACTTGGTATCTGTCCTTGCTCACCCCATCTAACTGATAAGGAATGATTTTGACCAGTAACATTTAATAATTGCTTAATGCTTTCCAGCATCTGGCTAATGTTAGAAGGTGGTGCTACAAAGCTCATTGAACTCCCTTCTGGAAGAGATATTAAACGATCCACTCCCCACTTTAGATTGGGAACTTCTTGATCTATGCCTGTTACTACTGGTGATCCCATTTGATACCGAGTAGCTAACATAACTTCAGTAAATGCTATAGAACTATGAAGAGCTGCCATTGTTACATCAGATGCATCATAAGGAAAAACAATCCTAGATATAGGATTAATATCATAAGGATTAACCATCTCTGGATTACCATCAATAGGATATATCTTACCATTAATATCATATAAGAAATGCATCCCTTGCTCACCATCTCTAGCTTCTGACCAGAAAACAAACTCTCTATCACCTTTAACATTTACACCACGCTCATATGAATAGCCATAAGGCTCTAGCTCACCTTCGTAATAGTATTCTCTAACATTAGGCATTATGTGATAATCTATCTTTTGCTTTCTTTCATTCCATACAGACTTCATATGGATAGAACCTAATAACCATGCTAACTCTGATGCTATTCTTGATTGGCTATTTAAATGGTGTGTGTAGGTCATGTACTCTTCAGCTTCTTCACCACCTACAAATCTTTTAGCTGGTGCTTTATATAACATCATTCTGGAACGAGCAAAGCGAGGTACAATCCTTAATGGTAGTGTAGGTATCTGGCTTAATGAAGATGAAGGAAAGTAATCTTGTATATACTTATCTATATCTCTATTATAATAGAAGTCTATAGATTGCTGCCTCTTCTTGTACTCATCTTTAAGCACCATATCTTCAGCATTTTTAATTGATTCAAATACAGCTCTACTACCTAAATCTGGAATAGTTATCATATCGTAATAGTTCATCAGTTCACCACTTGATTATTTCTTTTTAATATATCAGATACCATCTTCTGCTTTCGCTCATCCATTGATAACTTTTGACCATATAGATGTAATAAAATAATCGCTCCCAGACCACCACTAACAAATCCAAATGCAAACATCACCATTCAACGCTCATAGGTTGTCTTTTAATTAGACCATGATGATATGCAATATAATAACTGCAAGAATCCAGCATATGGCTTAATGATTCATCTTTCTTATCTAATCTTCCATCTGGTGTTCTTTGGCATTGTTCTAAATCTTTTATAAGGTTTACACATCTAGGATCAATAGTCATTCTTACTTTGCCATTAGCATCTTTCAACATTCTATTTAAAGCATTTAAGCGATCTATTACAGAAGGATTTGCCTTCCTTGTTATAATTCTAAAGTTATGGTCTTTTAGGATAGCATGATCCGATCTATTGCTCGTTGTTGATCTGGCTGATCCTGTTGCATCTGGATATACTGGAATATTAGGTGCTATCTTCTTCATCTCTAGAGCCATAGCTTCAGTATTAGAGTTAGGCATCCTTATCTCTTTAAAGAAATGAATCGTACCATCAGAGTACCTACAACCAAGAACACAACTACCTAAAATATTAAAATCCATTCCCCAGAATAAATCATTACTTAATTCTTGTGCTTCTTTAACATGAATACTTCTATCAAAATTATATGCTGCTCTATTACCAGTTGTTTCAAAGGATGCTAGAAATTCTGTTTTAAAAGCCCTTTCATCCATCATGGCTTTCGCTTTCTCAATCTCTTTCTCTGGTACATAGCCACCATCTACTGTTGTATATTGCCAACTCTTCCAATCTGGATCATCACTTTGCCCTTTCAAATAGGCATCATATAAATGATCATATCCATTAGGTGTACCAATAAAGAAGGCTTCACCATCTGTTGTTGTTAAGGTAGGATAAATAATCTCATCCCATACATGAGGCTTGATATATGAATACTCTTCCATTACAACCATTGTTAAGCCAACACCTCGAAGTGAGTTCTCATTTTCTGCACCACGAACAGCAATCTCTGCATCATTGGGTAAACGTACAAGCAACTCTGATTCATTGATCTGACAATCATAATCCCTAAATATTTGCCTCATTAGTTTCCAAGTAGTTCCCTTCCCTTGCCTGTAATTTGGTGTTACAATCCATCTACGCTCCCCAGCTTGAATTTCTTTCTGCAAAAGCCACATGAGAGATAGATGAGATTTCCCGAATCTCCGACCAGCAACTAAAACCTTTCTTTTTGCTGTATGCTTTACTATTTCTTTTCGCTTCTGATCTATGTTCCAATTAATCAATCGTCATTATTTTTATTGGTTCATTCTTGTGTGTTACCTCTCTAATCTCTTTTGCTTTGCCTTCTGTACGATCTGATAGATAATTAACAGCACCCAAACTCCCATTCATAGCCATTTTATATACTTTGCGAACCATACGCTCCTTGTTAGTTCTACCCTCTACATCTCCTTCCTCAAAAACTTTATTAATAATATCAGCTAATGCACCTCTTCTCCCATTCGGATTTGCATTATTATTTGCCTTAAATTGTGTGCTAGGGTTACCACTTGCACCTTTCTTAAATTGACCATTAGGCTTCCGATTATCCACCGATTTACTCATTACCATCTACCAATGCCATTACTAATGATTTATTTAATTTATCCATCAATTCTTTTACTTTATCTGAATCAATCTCATATACATCAAACTCTAAACGCCAATTATGTGTAGTCTTTAGGTTTTTAATCCCTACTAATTCAACATTTAAAGCTGTGCCTTGATCTCTTTTCATATTTTTAAAAGGTCTGCCGACAAACCTAAATCCTTATTCCTGTCTATCGCCCTATTATAATGATTTTCAACGAGTGAGGAAGGATTAGCACCTCTATAAATACAGGCATTTCCCTACAAAATAAGATGCTTATTTCTTATAAATTAAAATATTGTTGTATTTAGTGTACTAC